CCCACAAGGTACGTCTAACTGATTCATCAGTTTCAGCTGTTCTATCTGTACCAAACGTCACATTACCGTTGGCGAAGAATGCTCCTTCGTGGAAGTTAACTGTACTGTTAGCAGTTAGAGATGTAACCTCAGTGCTTTGTAAATTGGCACTGCCTTTAATAACCGCATTACCATTAGCGGTCAACGTTGTAGTTGTTAGCGCATTAACGGATGTAGCCCCATCAACGTCTAAGGTTGATTTCAAATCAACGGCAGCATTAGCAGTCAGCGTTGTGATTGTTAGCCCATTAAGGGTTGTATTTCCGTCAACATTTAAGGTAGAAGTAAAGTCTACTGCGCCATTAGCGTCTAGAGTTGTAACTTCAGTGCTTTGTAGATTAGCACTACCTTTGATTATTGTATCGCCATTAGCAGTCAACGTTGTAACTGTTAGACCATGTAGAGTTGACACACCGTCAACATCTAAGGTTGAGTTTAGTGTAGTTGCGCCATCAACGTCTAAGGTTGATTCTAAGTTTGTTGCGCCATTAGCAGTTAGAGTTGTAACCGTTAGACCATGTAGCGTTGACACACCATCAACGTCTAATGTAGAGTTTAAGGTAGTTCCGCCATCAACGTCTAATGTAGAGTTTAAGGTAGTTCCGCCATCAACGTCTAAGGTTGATTCTAAATCTACTGCGCTATTAGCAGTCAGCGTTGTAACTGTTAGACCATTTAGAGTTGACGCACCATCAACATCTAGCGTAGAGTTTAAGGTAGTTCCGCCATCAACGTCTAATGTAGAGTTTAAGGTAGTTCCAAGGTCAACGTCTAATGTTGAGTTTAGTGTAGTTGCGCCATCAACGTCTAATGTAGAGTTTAAGGTAGTTCCAAGGTCAACATCTAAGGTTGAGTTTAAGGTAGTCCCGCCATCAACATCTAAGGTTGATTCTAAATCTACTGCGCCATTAGCAGTTAGAGTTGTTGTGCTAGTAGCGTTTAAAGTAGTAATGCCATCAACATCTAAGGTTGAGTTTAAGGTAGTTCCGCCATCAACGTCTAAGGTTGAATTTAGAGTAGTGACACCATCAACATCTAAGGTTGACTCTAAGTTTGTTGCGCCATTGGCAGTTAAAAATGTCGTACTGGTAGTGTTTAAAGTTGTTACACCGTCTACATTTAGGTCGCTATTGAAATGAGCATTACCCTCAGAATCTACTGTAGCGACAATAGTATTAGCAGAATTCGTTATCACAAGGGCAGAGTCGCCTAAGGCATCAACCAATTTAATGTATAGATCTGAATCGCCAGTAATAGCAGCACCCGCCAAGTAGACAGAAACAACATCAGTATTACCACTTCCGCCATTTCCTCCAGAGAATATTAAGTGCGGCGAATCACCATCATCTCTAAATGCAGTATTACCGCCAGCCAGAGTTAAATCACTATGCGTCAATTCAAATGCATGATCGCCTTGTAAATCTCTTAGTTTGAAGTCTTTGAAGTGCGGTTCGTTGTTCTGTTCTATTCTTAATACTTGACCACCCGAACCGCCACTAATACGTATCTTTTCAACACTAGGTAAGATCATTCTATTCTCACCAGTGATTGTGAAGTTTACATTAGAAGTAAGCGTCGCATCAGAATCTACTGTAAAGTCGGCAACTGAAGATACAATCGTGGTATTAGAAGTAATAGATATTGGACCTGGATCGCCAACTATACCGCCACTCAGAATTGGAGTCGACAAGTTATTTGCTGAGAACTGACCGTTGACGTGACCGTCACCAGTAGCAGTACCGCCACGAGCAGTTTGACCAGTTCCTGAAACTGTAACTACGTTATTACTAATAACAGTAGCAATAAAGTTTGTGTTTAATCTCCAAGCATCAAAGCTATTCAGGAGTTCGGTATTTGCAACAGTAACTGTCATTTGAATTCTCTTTAAGTGGTTTTACTTATTTATTAAAGTTGTCAGCATTCTTTTTATGTCATCGATATCAGATTTTAAATTATTAATATCTTGTTCAATTATATTTGCTTTTGTTTTTCTGATCTTCATAGCGTTATACTCATTCAATTCTCTATCATCAACTACATATATCATTCCCGTTTCCACGTCTTTCAATAAGTCGGGTCGCTCAGATACATCAACTAATCTACTCACACATCACCTATACGATTTCTATAGCAGTTTTATGCCCAATACAATCCAAATCATATATTTCTGGAGCGTACTCGGTTCCGCCATTTTCAGGTTTTGTAAATACTACTTTAACTTGGAAGTCATCGATACCATGATGTATCGAACCGTCAGAAGATTTATATGCCAACACATTACTATTGGCGCTGTTCATTCTTAATAAATTAGTCGACGATAAGAATTGCTCTCCTGAAGTATTCGCAACTGGAGCGAACACAATATTCACTATATCCTGTCGCTCGCCAAGAACCGACCTACCAGATGCATTGCCACGGAATAATGTATAATCCTTGTCTTGAAGTTTCTCAGAATCGCCATCGTTTCTTGCTCTAACATACGCATATATAGAAGATCCGTCTGGGTAGTATGCGGTTCCATGAATGATCAACCTATCAGAAGGCTCGCCTGTTTTAGCGTTGGTCGCACGGAGAGGTCTAGATACATATCTAGCAGCACTGTCGCCCGCAGGAGAAATTTCATTTGCGTTTGTAGAGTTAATTCTTTGTCTTTTGGCGACGACAGTAAGGTCATCTAATATAACCGAAGGAGATACGTTTTTATTAGTTGTCGACAAAGCACCCTTTACTTGCATAGACTTAAACGATTGATTCGACTTACTATAAACTTGCTGTCGATCTTTGCCGAAACTAACTATTCTATTGCCATTAATTTCTTCCCAATCAGCATCAAGGGCAACAGTTCCAGCTTTGGTTGTTTTAATGTACCATTTTAAATCGGTGTCATGGTCAGCCGTAAACGGTATTCTAACATCAACTTCATCAATAGTTGGGTTTACGACAGAATCAATTTTAGCACTAGCGCCATACTCTTGGCCACGTATATACTTGCCTGCTTGGAACTTATTCTCTGTGGTTGAGTCGGCTGTAGATTGCGTCAAACGAATCCTACCAAAATCAGTATTGATCATCGAAGCGTAGCCAGCACAGGTATTTGCAGTAAAGGAAGAAACGACCCCAACTTTAGTGATACCGACATACACGTTAGCGCCTGCCTCATAGCTGAAGTTACCAGCAGCATCTACCTTAACGACAGCAGTATCGACGGTGTCATCACTAACAACGCTTCTGATAGTTCCGTTCGCGAAATTGTCTTTGACAACTGCACCACCATCTCTGGCCACAGCAGTTTGATAAACAGTACCAACAGATGCGTTGTGACCGCTCACATAGGTGATTGTCAACTCAGACTCACCCCTAACCCTTTCATCCATTTGGAATCCGCTTGTACCTGTTGTTATGGGTGGTCTAATATCTGAAATATTAATAAATTCCAAATCTTCATTTTCAACAATAAACTCAGAACTAGAATTAGTTGTATACTCTAGAGCGTACAATTTCATCTTTAGAGTTTCATTCTTCAATTCGTTCCAGACATTACCTGAAGCTGAACCATAGAGCTTGCCCACCCCAGGATTAAAGTATGAATTAATGTTACTCTGAACATCACGGAGATTATCTCTAGCTGTCCATACAGTAAAGTCACTATCGTCTTCGCTTGGTATAATCGTTAATGCGTATGTTTTATTGTTTTTCAAAACTATAGAATTAGGGAATGAGAACCTAGTCGCAGAGGCTGCTGTAGATGAAACATTAACACTATTCCTGAATACCTTACTACTTTGAGTCAAAACAGTATCGGTGGGTACACCATTTTTTCCAGTTTCTCTAAGTTGAACAATAAGGTAAGAACCGCTGCTGGTTGGTCTGTCAGAAAAATATAAATCTAAGAACTTAATTCTAACTCCGTCGATGTCGTTCTTGAGAACAGTGAACGATTGAGACATATAGTCTGGAAATTCTGCGTCAACTTTAGTTGTGACAACTGTAGTTTTCGTGGTATCTGCTACCAGTTCTGTTAGTCCGATATTAGATGTTTGTTTAACGTCAGACTGCTTGAATCCTTTTTTATTCGATGGGAAATAAAGGTATTGACCGCTTCTTGTTGTAGCTCCAGTTTTACCTGAACTTACGCCATTACCACCACCGCCAGATGGGGGAGCAACGTCACTAACTTCCAATAAGTGCTTCAACCCTCGGAATTTCATATCAGAATCGTTTGGTATCTTATAATCAAACGTAAGGTTACCGCTGGAATCTGTGACGAGAGAAGTGCCATACGCATTCCCAGGCATTCTAGAGTAATTCGATAAATCCCTACCATCAAGGCGTGGCCAAACTCTTGTGCTCGGCTTCATGCCGCTACAAGTAGCAGTAGATTTTGTATGCGCCTTAATCTCGTAATCGTTCGTTCCGTTCTGATAACCAGAAACGTCAGAGTACTCAGCAAGACCAGTATAATCAAGACCAGCAGCCTTATACTTTTCTTTCATGATTATAGCTGTTGAAGATGCTTGTGTGGCGACGCCCATAAAATTTATTCCTATATTTTTCTATTATTTATACGTTAAAATCTAATCCTACGATTTAAAAATGCCACCCACCAAAGTTAAAGCTCCAGCTGCTCCAGCTAAATCCGTACCCGACACCACCACCATAAGAGCCAGTCGATGTACTAGTGACAGGCTGAATTACTGGAGTTGCTGGGGTTGGTCTTGGTGGGGTTGGCGCAACAACAGTGTCAACAATTTGTTCAATGGCGCATACAGCGTGAGATGTTGACATTTGCCCATTATACAATTTGGCAGGGGCAGTACTCTTAACAGTTACTTGTCTGGGCTGGGTAGCGAATGTTTGATTCACAAACGTACCACTCCCAGTCGGAACTAGAGTCAATACAGTATTTGAAACCAACGCAGCATCAAATGACCCGCCTTTCAGTTTAAATTCCACATCTTCAAGAGTCGGTATTACACGCAAAGGGTCTCTGGTGAATGGGTAATCCGAACTCCTCATTGTATTTTCAATAACAGGGTCAGCAGGGGGATCTACAATAACACTATCCTTAGGAGGCTCGGCACAGTTTAATGGGTCGGCATCAGTCAACACGCTTCTTGTTAATGCTTGAATCTCTTTACTATTCAACATTATCATCTCACGCTGAAGCGAAACTTCGTCATCAAGACGCCTCATATCCTCCATAGTCAATCTTCTGTTGTCAGTACGATTAACTATAACCTCGTATTTCGGTCTATTGTAATATGCAGCTGCCGATGGAGATAATGATGGATATGGGGGAATGAAGACCTCGGCAAGAGTCATAGAGTATTCATCAGGCTGAGGAAGTAAAGGACTTTCGCCAGAAGCGCCTTTGATTACACGGATTTCTCCAGTAGATCTCATAACAACCAAATCAGCTCTTGGTAAATACTTTTCAATGTTCGCCTGGAAGTTTTCGTCAGGAGTTGGGAAAAAGCTACCATTAGAATCGGTATCGTATGCAGACAATGCCGATGGATTAGATGGCGCTGTACCTGTAGTCACTGGCGCACACGTATTGGCTTTTATTGGTCTGAAATCAACAGAATCTCTAAGGTCGATTAAATCTCCAGAACTTCTTACGAACAATGGGATTTCTGGTGTAGTTATCTTAGCCGTATCATCTGGGTTGGAATCATCAACGGGATATGATTCTAAAGTATAGTACCCCAAACCAGAAGTTCTAGATGTAGTAAAGTAGCTGAACTTGACGATAAGGTCTTCGTTGTTTATATCTATACTGCTTGTTGAATTCTTAAATAGCCTAGCGCCATCATAGAAAGAATCTCTCTGACCGTCATCTAATGTAAAATGGGAAGTAATGTTTTCGCCAATATTAGCAACGCCAGCATCGGTAGATCTGTAAACTGCTTCTAGTTTAAATGCATCAGAAACACCAAGGTTCCATGGACCAGCAGCGTTGGTAGTTGTATCAATATGGACATATCTAGACGAATTCAATGCTTTAGATGCGGGGGTGGATGAAGATCGCAGTACATTATAATAAACAGTAGCAGCCATATCTGAGGAGTAAGTCTCCCCCAAATCTATCGTCATGGTTGATGCGGTTGAATCTATTGTACCGCCTTGCGCCCAATCCCATATTTCACCAACTTTGGTGCTTGTGCCAGCGTCAGCATCTTTAAATACTATGATGACATTAGTTCTATCAGAACTAGAAAGGTCGCCAGTATCATTAAACGAATGAGTGCCTCCAGCTGGAGCAGTTTCAATATTAACGTCAGCCGTACCATTGGAATTTATCGTAATATCCTGCTCTTCTCTGTAAACATATTGAGAAGAAGTTAATGCCTTGACACCAGAACTCTGTAAGGGGAAAACAAGATTAAGCAAGTTTGAATCTTTAAGTTTAGCAGTACCACTCTCTAATACAATATTAGCATATGAACTCTTATTTGTTGCCATTGAGTTTACAATAACCAATGATTTGGCATCAGATTGGAATGATTTTCCAGAATTCATTTTTATATCATAAAGATATATTCTATACTTGTTTTGTTCATGATACTCAAACCCACGAACTCTAGCAGTACCTACAGAAGCCCCTTCTTGAACGGTGTCAGCGCCACCAGTTGTCGCAGTTTGAGCTTGATCGTATAGATTAACTAGGTCTAACTCTTGTGAACTAAACGTACCGAATACGTTCTGGCAAATAACATGGTTACCAATAGATTGTCCAACAGTAACAGCCTGCTTCGTGTCAGTCTCAGTAGCTTTATCAATTGACTTCTTATCAGCCTTAACCAGTTGTGTTCTATAACCCCTAACATAACCAGTAGAAGGATCAGTTTCGATGACCAATTTATCACTATCGCCAACAGTATCAGAACCAGTCGGACCATATACTCCCTGATTCGTAGAACTTCGTAAATGCTCATGAACTGATACATCAAACGGTTCTAATGCGTAATCGCCAGACTCTTCATATGTTCTTAGTGCCATTTCATCTTCAAGGTCACCATAACTTGTTTCATATCTTCTAGTTATGATACCATCTTGAACATCAGCGACAACAAAGAAATCCTCAGTATTTGCAGAGGTCAGGGTTCTTGTTGCGATTTTAGTATCAATTTTCAGCCTTGATGCTCCAGGAGCAGTGAAGTTTGTTGCGCCAGTAGCATTATCAAGTAACGATGAATCTTGATTGGAATCAACAATTGTTTCTATAGTTTCAAACCCAATCCGAATGGTTGGCTCTGTAGTGTATTTGCTCACCACACCAACTTGTTCACGGGATCTAATGAAGTTTCCCTTATGATAAACAATGCCCTCGGAAGAGGAGACGCCTAGACCTGTACCAGTAGAAGAAGCTGATATAGACTTCGCTGTAACTAACACCACACTATCACTGTTTCTTGTAATTGTTAATGTTTCATCATCGGCAAAGGTTTTAGTTTCTTGGTCAGTCCCAGAGTTAGTATAGGAAACGAAGATTGTAAGGTAATCTGGAGCTGCCGATTCAGAACCCTCAACAGCATAAAGCAATCTAGCAGTTACGCCAGTCGTTGCGCCTGTTACTGTTGCATTTTCTATAACCGCATCATTATCAAAGAAACTGCCCAAAAGTATTGGATTTTCAGTTGTTGGGTTTCTGTCTTTTAACTTAACGAAAGACCACTTCTCGGGGTCTACAGAGCACCCATTAATGATAGTTCCGTTGTCGAGAAACTCGTCACCAAATCGTTCTATCTGATTCTGTAGAATAGACTGAATTTGAGTAAGCTCTCTAGCTTGAACAGCATATCCAGGTCTAAACAGAATACGATGAAAGTTTTTTTCTTCGCTATAATCATCAAAGTAAGGACTTTGGTTCAAGTTGGTTTCTAATGACGCCATTTATAATACCTTTAAAAATCTAGTATGACTTTAATATCTTCTAATTGATCGGGGTCTTTTGTTACTTTTTCTATATTCTCAACATAGAGAACATCTCCAGAAAATGTATTGGCTTCTGGATACACATAATCTTCAATGACAGCTATCTTTTCTTCACTACCTTTCTTTAAAATAGTATCATCTTTGGCGAACGCTATTCTTTCCCCGTTGCTTTGTACACTATTTAGGTAAATTGTATAGAAGGATGTATCGTCTTTTACCTCATCATCCCGAATATAAATTATTTGAGCATTAGCGCCTTGTAGCGCATTTCTCATAGCATTATCTTCTCGATCTTGCGGCACCAATTCGGTAACAAACTCTAGAGTACCCAGCTCCGCAGCTAATCTCATTCGTTCGTTAGTGATTATGTCATCAGCATATAATGGGTTATTCGGCAAGTCCCCATCCATATTCTCATATGAGATTGTTGCACGGTGAGAGAATCGTAAAGTGCTTGGGCTATTTGAAGTATTAGCAACTGATTCAACCACCACTGGTTCATTATTTGAGTTGACCTTTAGGATTGGATCCTGCAGTAGCGTAATCGTTCTGAACTCAGTATTCGCTGGGATATACCCTCTACCTGTTGAAGAAACTCCTTCGCTGCCTTGGAACTTAACATTTACCATTAGTTTGTCACCGCCAAGTTCTGAAATAGAATCAGCACCGTGACCACCCGCAGGTGAAATGATAGCGTTAGCAGTTGCACCAGAACCTTGAGTTGCAGAAATATAAGATTTAGCTCTAGTATAGTGCGACCCGACATTTATTACACTGACATTAGCAACAGTTCCAGCTCCAGTATTAACTTTAACATACGCTTGGGCACCCGAACCGTCTCCAATAATAGTTACTGTTGGCGAGATTATAGCAGTAGATGTTTGGTCTGGAGTTGTGGTGAATGCGCTATTAACTGTTACTGTTTTTGTTTCACCAACATAATCTGTAATTCTTCTAAGTTGCCCTGAGCCTGTCCCTGACTTTATGTAAATGCTCGAACCGCTGTAGAAATCATCATTAGTTGATAATGACCCATACAAACCCGAACCCAAACCAGAGAACCTTACTGTAGTATCTGTCGCAGCCTCTACATCGATGTTGTCTATTTGATAGTAACCCGAACCAATAACATCTGTTTCTACAATTTCAATAGAACCATTAACAGCTGCATTTTGAACTGCTGCTTGCCTAGTTTGTTCTGGGGTGCTATCTGGGTTGGTTAGTGTTTTGACTGGAATATGGTTCGTCGTCATAAACTTCTCAGCATCGCCCAAAGAAATACTATACATATATTTCCATGTATACCCGTCAGAGAGGGTTATAGAAGAAGATGTAAATCCTGTTGGCTTAACTGTAGAAGATGCATCTTTGTTATTGTATATGCACTTGTATACATTATATTCATCAGTCATCACATAAAAATCAGTATCATATAAATTTCTAATAGTGTCTTTATACATTGGGTATACAACACCAGAAACCCAATCAATTCTTCGGGCAACATGAGAAACATCGCCAGAAGATATTCTCTTACCGCCAATAAAGTTTCGGTAAGGATCTAATTCGTAATTCTGTCTAGATGGTTGTATAGTATTTTGAGTGGGTTCATTGATCCACTGATTACTATGCCCCAATACAGCATATATTATTGATGAGTTCTTTTCTGAAGATGTATCTGTAGCCTGTATCTTCTCTATAAAAGATTTGGCAGATGCTATGGATAATTCTTTAGTTGCGTATCTGTACGTTGCCATTAGGTTATTTCACCTGTCCTATAATAGATTTTAGCATTACTAATTGCATCGCCATTCCATGCAATCTTAGCAGTTGCGGTTGTGTCATTTGTTACACTATTTAGCGGAATATTGATATAGTTATTTTCAGAAACTTCCACAATCATAGAATTAGCAGTGCCGAAGTGAGATTCAAATGTAGTATCAGTTCCCGTTATGCTGGCGCTATCTTCGGGTATAGAAATTGTACCAGCGGACTTGAGCATCGTAGTATTCTTTCTTGAAGTTGTTATATCAATATTAACATTTGAGTGTAGTTGATACTTACCGAACAACGCTTGCCCCGCAGGATGTACCAATTTTAAAGCAATATCTCTGTACCTTTCAACAGCTAATGGGGCAACAACTTGGTATGAATATTCTTGGTAGTATTTGCTATCTTGAATATATCCCCTCTTAGTTGACACATGGCTTCTGGAAGTAGCATAGTATCCTTGAGAGTTAGCGACGCCAAGTAATGACAGATCAACAACCGCTTGGGTTGAATTGGTTCTTCCTGAATCGTTGACACGAACTCTCTCGCCTTGAGTATATGAGAATCCTGAATCTACAATTCTAAATCCTGTCGCAGTACCATCAGCGCCAACCCTCGCTTCAACATTAGCGTTCTTACCCAATACACCCTCGTCTACAATCTTAACTATCTTAACAGTTTCAGATGAATCAGCTGTCCTAGTATCAAGAGTTCCTGGAATATATTCGCTTCCATAATGCTCTAATGTTGCATTTGCGTTATTGGCATAGTAGATATTTCCCGGATCTCTTTGTAGGGCTGTTTGCCAGACCCTAATAACAGTATGCCACTTTCCATCTGATTGCTGTACGGAATCAGTAACATGCTTCAAGTCGCCACTAGCTGAGTCTTGCAATAACTTATCGTTTGAGTCTGTAGTAGCTGTTAAGTCAGAATCAGTTTCTAAGGTCACATATTGCTCACCAATACCCAACGTTGATATATTTGGTTCTATTAATTGAACCTCGGGAGCTACACTAAATCCTGAACCGCCAACCCTGTTAGATAAGTTTTCAATTGTACCGAACGTAGATTCTTTAAATATAATACAGTCACCAATGGCCATATGTATATTTTCAACATTAGTGTTCGAAGTATATGCTGCGGTTGCGACGTTAGCGATGACTGTAGAACTACCAACAACTTTAATTCCATCTTCTTCCCTAAACGGAACAATCGGTCCACTATCAAATTGATTAGTTAGTGCTGATGTATTATTTGCTGATATCAACACGCTATACAAATCCCTGACCTCAGGTGTTCCGCTCGGGTCGTGCGTATACGCATCAGTAGATTGAGAAATAATGTCCTTAACAACGCCAAAACTGTAGTTCCCAGATTCGTTGGGGTTTACTGATACAAACTCATCGCCCTCGCTAATCGTAACCCCATCAGTAACACCGATATCTAAGATGTGCCGACCGATAGCATTGGCGCTGAATGATGTCACAGTACCGAGATTTGCGCCAGCTTCGCTAGTTCCAAAGTGAAGATACTCACCATCACCTTGACCGTTGTCGCCAGTACCAGTTGTTCTATGATATGCTTTGGGTTCAGCTCCTAGTGATTGTTGAGCGCCCCAAATAGAAAGACCAGAAGTTCCGTCTCCGTCATAATTGAAGGAACTAGCAGAATTATTATTCCCTGTGTTAATTAGCGTGAACCTAAACCCAGTAGAAGCGGAGGTTGGTTGTACTGCACCCGAACACCTGTACCAACCGCCACCAACAGCTTCCATTTGAACATTAGTCCAAGTAGTTCCGTCCCCAGCATCAGCAATCACACCATCAGCAACATCAAACACTGGGTACCTGTTATTCCCACCAACGCCCATACCTCTAAACCCAAGCCACCTCTTACTTCCAGCTGAAATTGCTCTAGCGTAGCAAGAGAAGTTCCAGGTGTCAGTTGTTGTGTGAGATAGCGCAGCGTTTTTTACGCCTAGATAGTGAGTGACCTGTGCATTTTGCGCTACCGTTGTATCATCTTCGATTAAATTCTCAGCTGTTTGGGATCCGTCAGGAGCAATTATAATATTTGGGTCGCTAATATCTGAGAAACTACTTATCCAATGATTACCATTCTCAACTGCTTCTGAGTCAGAGAAGTAGTTGTGGATACTTGAAGTGAAGTTTTTGTATGTATTTACCTTTAGTACCGCAGCGCCATCAGTGCCCACAAGAATAGATGTGACGTGAGCGTTGGCGCCAGTAGCCGACCCATACAAACTTGAATTTAATGGAATCGCCTGAGTATTTGCGATTACAATTACAGCATTCGCATTTGTAAAAAATGATTGGTTGGTTTCAATTTCGTTCTGTTCTTGAAACCCAAAATTAGGTGAAGATAATAATGTATTAGCAAATATGTTTTGTATTCCAGTATTGGCGTCTTTGAATGTTGTCGTTGGGTAAGTGGCAAAGGGCGCATTATCTCCAAATATATTTGGCTTCCCGATAAGATCTGTATTCATATAGATTGCGAATCGATCACCGATATCAGGTGTATCAACAGTAAAGTTGGCAGGAGTTTGTCCATCACCGCCCGTTATCGTTACTTGTGTTTCGCCCTGATCAGGTCCATTTGCTGAACTCGTATACCCCGAACCACCATCTTTTAAATCAAATGTTATCGCACCGCCCAGATCAACTGTGCCAGTTACAACAACTTTGCCAAGGTCTCCTGTCTTATCAGAAATTATTTCTACAACATCGCCAGTCTGATATTGGGCACCTGCGTTAATAATATCTAAAGAAGTTATACCAACTTCAACCTTTGGTGAGTATGTATTCGCAGTCAGCTCTTCGCCATTTATTTTAATCGGTTCGTTTTGCTCGAATTTACCAACAACATTAGAAACCAAAATCTGCATAACATCACGGTTACGAACAACTCGCCCAACGACATCCTCAACAAGTGCACGTGCTCCAGAAAATCTACCCTGTATAGTTCTACCGATTAATTCATATGCACGAGTATCATAATTTGTTACAATGTATCTGTCTAACCTCCAGTCGCCATCAGATATCTTTAGCATCTGCTCAGAAGGATAGTTTACCTCGATGTCTTCATTATAAATTGCTCTAAATAATAATCTATAAGACGCTTCCGTTCCTCTTGATATATTGAAGTTCTTAACATACTTAGCCATCACTCGTTTGTCACCAAGAACATCATGAGGAACTGATGGTAAAAGGGTATCTTGGAAATAATCAAGATACTCATCAAGAGTTGTGTTTATGTCTTTATAGTCTTCAAGGTTTTGTATGGCGTCTGTGAGTTTTCCGTTTTGTTCTAGGTACTCATAATATGCCTCTATAAACGCAAGGAAATTCTGACCTTCTTCTTTATAGAAGTCAGGGAATTGGTTCTTTACGAGGCTTGACAGTTTTGCCTTTATCATTAGGTTTGCTCACCAATTACATTAACGATTGCGTCTGTAAGTTCCATCAATAAAACTTGCTCCCTAACTGGGGTAACATCCAGGTTCTCAGGAGTAACTGTTATCTTCAGTTCTAAGTCAGCATATGCGGTCAGCGCAAAGTTGGGTAAGAAGATTCGACCGCTAGTATAGTCTATCGTGCCAGCTGAGGAATCAATAATAACAATCTTATTATCATCAGTGTATCTGAATATCCTCACAATCCCCAAACCATTATCTTCAAGGTTAGCTGTAAATCCATTGTATGTAAACTGAGAAGATGATAGTGTAGTTTTTCTTATTGCATTATTGAATAGAACTTCGACGGAAGTGACCGCTTCCGTGTTTGGGGTTATTCTTTTTTGCATTCTTATCTTAGCATCATTATTTAGAATATATCCGCCAGCAGCGTTATCTAGGGTTCGCACAAATCTAGAGTATCTAAACTTATTACCAAATCTCTGAAGGTTGTTTGCCGCATACTCTTCAATTTGGGTTCTTATGTCGGCTTCTACTGCAGATTGTGTTAATGATGATTTGGTTAAATCGTAATATGTATCAACTCTTGGAATTAGGTATGTATAATCACCATCAACGATAACTGGATCCACAGCGAGCGGTGTCCTATCTGATATCGACAACCTCAACGCAGCTTTACGGTTATTGGTCAAGAACTTCTCGCCAAATGGCTTGGCGGCAATTAAGACCTTTCCGTTTTGCGGGGGCGATGCTTGTTCTCCACCAAAGGCAACTACAGACTGTAAGTCAGCATTCTCGCTCAACAATATCCGTTCGTAATCTCCAGCAACAACCGCTCTGTTCTGAGTCTGGAAATTTCTTGGGGCTGAGAATTTTATTGAATTCACATCTTCTTGCTGTCTACCACCATTGGCTTTAGTTACAACCGATGATATTGTTGCGCTATCATAATTAACCCCGAGGGATATTGAGTCTACGCTAAACGTAGAAGCGCCATTAGTTGCTTCTGCATTATTGACAAGATAGTCAACAATAATGATATTACCAGCTTTAATAGCTTTACCCAAAGAACCTGACCCAAATATAATTTCATATTTCCTATCTGCAGATTCCTCGATAAAGAATATAGCAGAAGTTGAAAACACCTGATTTATATTAGATGCTAATTTGAACTCGGTGATGGTAGCATCAGCTGCTGATTCCTGAACCCTTACTGTGATGCTACTGGTGTCTACTCCAGCGTTTGGAATAATGTACCGAACAGGGTTAGATGCGCTTGCGGTCCAACTATGAGAAAGTGGCTCGCCTTCCTTAATTGATATTGTTTTACTGAACACGCCCGATATATCCGCATCAACCCTTTCGGATTTAGGTGTCACAAAAGTGTACGTCACGTCATCAACAGTAGAAGTAAACTTTGAGTTCTTCGGGATAATTACCTGAGCCACTCCAGCAGGAATTCCTGAGAATTGAATATTGACTTCAGCAATAGCACCAATAGATGAAACTGGAGTATACCCCAGCTCCTTCGCCCTTGAAACAACAGAGTCTCTTTGCTGAGCTGTGTCTAAGAACATCTCATTAGCAACCATATTTAAGTAGTATGCATTATAATGAGTGTTATATGACAATACATCCAAAAGGGTTGACATAACAGAACCTTCAAAGTCATAATCCTTTAGTGATGATTGTGAAGACAAATATGTTTTTAGGTTTGACCTTATATCGTCAAAATCTAGTTCTGAAACTTGTAAGTATGTATTTGCTGACATTTACCTAACTCTTTCTAAGATTACATCCAGAACCACTGGGTTCGGATCGTTTAATATCATGAACGCCACTGAAATTACAAGTGCGTGCATATCTTGTTTTTCTTCAACCAAAACACTTACGATATCAGCTCTTGGTTCGTGATTAGCTACAGTTTCCCTAATAGCACTTTCCATCTGTTGCTTTACGGCTGGTGTAAATAATTCAAACAAATAGTAGCGGATACCGCAACCAATGTTTGGTTTGAATGGTCTGTCATAATAATCTGTAAGTATGAGTGACTTGACCGACTGCCTCACAGCATCACGATTCACCTTTCGCGAAACGTTCCCAGTGATCGGATGAGCAAAGAACCCCAGATCGACGTCACTGTATATTTCTTTCTTTTTTGTTTTCGCACCAGTTGTGGCCATTTATATCCTACTTTGAATTCTTAGATTCTTGAATTTCTTTTCTTCGATCTTTACAGTGCTTGCTTATCTCGGCTAGAGCCTTTCTCGCTCTGGTACCAGCTGACTTATTGCCTGCGGCAAACTTTTCGTTTTCTTGAACATACGTTTCAAATAAATTAACTAAACTATCGTGAGACATAAAATAATCCTTGACTTTTGCAACCAATCAGGTATAATAAATATTGTACCGCTTTAAGTAATACTAGTTTCTATTTATAACTTCTATAACGATTCTATACCAACAATATCAGCTTTACTTCTAACTCTTTTTACGTTTATTTGGGTCCTTTTGTGCTACCAGCAGAAGAACCACCTGGTATTGTATGGGTATGACCCTTACCCGATATTCCTGCCGAAACGTGATCGCCAGATGCTGTAGATGTACCAGTGATATCAAGGTCACCAGTTAGATTTATATTACCTGTCCAGTTGGTAGTTGGGGTTTCAACCGTAGTTGTACCAGAAACTGTAAGATTGGTATCACCAGCAACTGTGACATTGGTATTTCCATCTACAAATATTGTAACATTACCTTTGACGTGTAATTTATCATCACCAGCCACTAATGAATAATTATCTTTAACAACTCGAGTTACCTTATCGCCATCAGGGTACAACTCATACATCGTACCGCTTCTATGTAACTCTTTAATTCTTTCTGCGCCCTCGGTGTCATCATATTCTTTATAATGCCCCGACTCAGTTTCCATAACATGGTTCATCGGATATACTGGAGCATATGTTGATGGCGGTATGCTTATCTTGCCAGCATCTTCTTCAGAATCATCGGCAACGCCTCTCGCCTTTTTATTTACATCCGACTCGTCAGTATATTTCGGATAAACTCCATTTGGGTCGTTAAATCCAAGCGATGTTTCCGCAGACTGGGATGGGGCGCCAGTAAGAGTGCCAACTACAGCAGGTTCTTGCGCCCTATCTCCATCTAAAAAGAAACCTACAACCCATGTTCCTTCAACCATACCAGTTGGTGATTTGCCGATACCGCTAATCGAAGCAGAATCAATCCCACCCAAAGGTATAGCCCATGGTAGGGAGTCTGTCGGTATTTTGTCTTTGTCGTCAGTGTGATACCCATATGCACGCACACGCACCCGACCCAGTTGTGATGGATCATTCCGATCTTCAACTACACCGAAAAACCAAGTGAAGTTACCCTTGCCGACAAACTCTCTCATTTATGATTTCTTTTTACGAGGCTTTCTTTTTTTCTTTGGCTTCTCTTCAACCAATTCTTCTTCTTCATGAGATGGTTCTTTAATCTCTTGTAAGAATTCTGGTTGGTCAGAGTTTGCCACTTCTGATAAAAATTTATTTCTACTTGATCCTGGGATTGGCATATCATTTCTCCTATTGTTTTGTACCTGTATCCTTAACGCATTCTAGAATTGTTGACATCGATTCTGAATCGTCAAGAAACTTATTTCTTATTTTAGTTACTAAATACTTACCGCTCAAGTATTTATCTCCCACGTTCACTTGGTCTAATACGTTAGTCGCTGGTGGAATATTCAACACAATAACATCCCCAACATCTAACTCACTATCTCCAGGAACAACAACCTCGAGTTGTGTGTTAAATGTGTGCGAGAGGTATGCTTCGGACTGCCCTATATGTTCAGTGTATCTTTTCGGGTTGGGCGATTCTCCAGAAAATAATGCATCACTGTCATGACCAAACCTAGATGTGAACATACGAACGACTGGGTCGCCTTTTGTTTCACCGCCAGCTATCTTAAGGTTTTGTAATTTCTTAAACTTTGGAAAGTAATCATCATACTTATAGACGACTTCTCTTTTATTCTTTCTGAGAACATCGATGTGTATAGTTCTAGACTGAAACAGACCCGACTCTAGGTTTTCTAGAAAGTCACCTTGCTTCAAAACATCAAAAGAACGTATATTGGTCGCTTCAGTATATTCAATGCTCTTCTTATCTTTATATGAATCGCCAAAGTTTGACGATATGTAAGAATACGTTTGCTTCGGCTCTTGGTTGACTAATGTCCCCAAGTTTTTAAAGTTGAACCCCTTACTGTTCTCGTAGAACAAATAGTATGGAATGTGATCATCATTGTCAACTTCCTTACACAAAAAATCAATAGTATCATCAACCGATAAGTTTGGTATCACATACTTGTGCTTACCGATAGTCTTTTCAAAATCATTTTCTTTTTGTATTCTGAACTTTGTAGCCTGCCTGATACTGCTATGTAGGTCTTTGATTGAGTTGCTGTATATAAATTCTTCTGTTATACTTTTAACCATTGACGAGATGTCGTTCCCGCCCGATCCACCATAAGACCTAGATATCTTTTGAGTGGTTGCGCTATACGCCTCAATGCTAATTCCTGAGAAAAAATACGCTTCGCTGTTTTCTTCTAGGCGCTTCCTATCAGTCATTTCGTATAGGGCGAACACGTGAGATTTGTAAGGCAGGGATTCGTCATTAGATCTATATGATACCACCAAAAGGTCACCGCCAGAAAACCCACCTTGAGTTACTCCGTCTTTTAATGGATTTAATGTATTGATCAAGCCGAGAGAGTCGTTCAATACAAGGTCGCATTGAAGGTAATGCTCAAACAAACTTTGATAGACGCTAAACTCAACTGTGATTGATTCTAGGTCTATGACCTGACCAACTGCAGTTATGAGTTTAAATGTTCGAACATCAACATCGCCTGCGTGCTTATACCCACCAATAGACTCCGACATTAAACGCCATTCCTCAGGATATCTTCAACCTCATCTCTAACTTGAGATAAATATCTTTTATCTAGTAATCTTATAGAACGCCTTTCTTCATTCAATTCAACTTCATAATCATATTTGCTTACCACTGCTTTCTGATAATTTGAAGCAGTTCTATTGTATGTCGTTTCATCAACAACAACAACCCTTTCTAAAAGCGATGTTCCGTCAAATAAAACCTCAGCTTCAGCTGGAACTTTGACACCATCCTTAACCTTAGAAAGATATATTCTATACTCTTGCGTTTCAGCTTGCGCAGCTTCGATAGAACCATACTTACCTTTAATGAATTCTTCAAAATCAAACGTAGACAATGGCCAATCGAAATGTACGTCTTTTATGTTTGAGAAGTGCAATACCAACCATGCGTATTTTGAATCTCCATAATATTTTTCAGCAACAGTATCGGGTCTGTCCCCATCTTGAATATCATATTCATAATAAACGCTAGAGATATCGGACAGTTCGCTCTGGACCTTGAACCTTCTCATAATGTTTGTTAATTTTACTTTCTGCCCAACATTAGTTAGATCGTGGTCAGTTGACGGAAAGTATGAGAAATAATTAGACATTACTACGATCCCTCTGGTTTAGAGTTAACAGGTTGCGGTAGACCAGAATCTAAATCGCCACGTGTAATAATTTTAGTTTCTTGGAATGCCAATTGTACCTCAACTGAAACAGGCGCACCTGTTTGATCAAAGAATAATGGTATTCCTTCTCCGTTATAATTGACAGTCATTGACTTCAACACACAAGTTCCTATCTTATACAAATTCCCTGCGATGGCATCAGCGAATGTTATTTCAAACTCGTCTGGGTATTTAAAGGCAAGCGATCCTGCTGCATATTCTGGATGCATATGGTATTTGTATGCGCTTATTATTCCTTGTATAGCTTCAGATTCTTGTTGGTTTCTAGCTATAAACTTATAACTGAAACTATGCTCACGCATATCAACGCCTTTGAATAGAACAGCCATATGGGGGTTAATAGCCAACCCCTCGTCAACCAAAGTCCCTTGAACTAATGACGCACCAGTAAACGCACCACCCAAAGCTGCACCAGCACCGCCACCAAGTTTTCCCGCCACGGCAGTTGCTGCAGCTGCAGCTAATGGCGCACCAGCTTGAACCTGCGCATCCGTATCTCCAGATTTGAACGCACCAACAGAAGAACTTATTTTTGAATTGATCAGCTCGCCCAAGTCATTACCAGCAGCGCTCAACTGATCAGAAGAAATCCTACCAGCTGCAGCAGCACCCAAAGCGCCCAAGTCGGCATTCTCATACTGCGCACCATATGTTGTTTGCAGATTGCTCGGTATCGGAAGCACGATATTTCTAATAGATAAATCTTGAGCAGCATCAGTTCTGCTTTGACGAATACGATTCTTAACAGTGAAGATCATATAATGTTCATCTGTTAAATCATTTGGAAATTGTAACGGTTCTTTTACTTTATTGTTATCAAATAAATCAGCTAATGGTGAGTTTATAAGATTGCCTACTTTAGTTTTCTCTAAAAGAGAATTGAAGTTGGCGTTGATAGAAACCCCATTGTCCCCAGCTGATATTGAGAATGCGCCTTGCCCAGCTGCTCCTGCAATATTCTCTAACTTACCAGTCGCTTGAGCGACAGTAGATTTGATTCCGGATGTTACTTGTTTCAGGTTTATTTTCATCGAAAGAGCCTGTGTATAAATATGCGTTGACGCTTCTATTTATAAGCAACCTATGGCTAAATTTTATAAAGGCAAATATCAGTGTAAGTTTCCTGAGAAATATAAGGGAGACCCATCAGATATTATTTATCGCTCGAGTTGGGAGAGAAATGTGATGACCTACCTTGATAAGAACCCAGATATAGTTTGGTGGGCATCAGAACCATTTCCGATAGGATATCGCTCTCCGATCGATGGCAGGAAGCACCGTTACTTTGTTGACTTTGTCATCCGAACGAAGAACAGAGAGACGATTATGATTGAAGTCAAACCCTATGCCCAGACCCATGCACCAAAGGCGCAGAAGCGGTTGACCAAAAGATATCTAAATGAAGTGAAGACTTGGGGTGTGAACCAAGCCAAATGGGAAGCTGCTTTAAATTATTGCAAAGACCGTGGTTGGAAATTTCAAATACTCACCGAAAAAGAGCTGTACAAAAAGAATAAATAGTACATAACAAGAGGCAATTGCTATCGCTACTATATTTGATGATCTACTCGCAGCTGGTGTTCGTAAGGGGCAGATACCAAACCGCACTCAAGCTGCGAGGGATTGGTTTAGGCAGAAGGCACGTCAACAGACAAGTGCTGCTGTTTACCCAGCCAACATTATCAAGAGTACCGCTTCCGACAAGCGCAAAGCTAATGTTCTTATCGGAAGGATGTATCACTTCAACTATGAACCAAAAAATGCTAAAACATTACCATACTATGATAGATTCCCTTTGATCTTTATGGTTGGTCCAGCTCCTGGGGGGTTCTATGGAATCAATTTACATTACCTTCCCCCTCAACTTAGAGCCAGATTGATGGACGCATTGTATGATATTACAAATAATACGAAATATGATGAGTCTACAAAACTAAAAGTGTCATACGATGTACTAAATAGTGCTAGCAAATATAAGTTTTTTAAACCAACCTTTAAGCATTACCTCAGTTCTCAGGTCAGATCAAAGTTTATTGAGATTAATTCTACCGAGTGGGATACAGCGTTATTCCTACCAACAGAAAGGTTCCAAAAAGCCAAGAAAACTAAAGTCTGGTCAGACAGTAGGAAAATGATCTAATGGGATTTAACGTCAATGACATGGTGGCATCGCTAAACAAAACTGGTTTTGCCAAGACATCACACTTTGAAGTATTCATTCAAGGTGGGGGTGACGTGGGAACTGAGCGTGAACTTACTTACCGTGCAGAAAGTGCCGACATCCCAGGAAGAAGCGTAGCCTCTGTTGAGCACAAGTTCCAGAACTATGGTCCAGTTAACAAAGTGGCTTATGGTCAAATATATGGAGATGTTACTGTTCAATTTATCATGAGTCAGGATATGAGAGAAAAGGAATACTTTGAAATCTGGCAAGATAAGATGGTTGGTACTGGAGCATTCAGCTCAAATAATGGACAAGCAAACTTTAACACAAAATACTTTGACGACTATGCTGGAACCATAGAGATACGCCAATATGGTTCGCATGGTAAATTACATTCGATACACACATTAAACGAAGCATACCCATTAATCATAAACCCAGTTACAATGAATTGGGCTGAGGATGGTGCTGCTAAATTAGGTGTTACGTTTGCTTACAAAAATTATAAGTGTCTATACACAAAGCAAGATCAACCCGAAAAGGGATTTGGGTTTTCAGTCAGACTTGGGACTGGTGGTATAAGCGGAAGCGTGAATATACCAAGCCTCGGAAGTATAGTTGGGGCGAGTGGACTTGGCGGACAAATTAATGCATCTGTAGGTAACATAAATAACAGAGTTGCCTCAATTAGAAGTGCGTTACAATTTTAAATTATTTTATATAACTGGAGAATATAATGGCTTTACCAACATTATCTGCGCCTGAGTTTATCACGGCAGTGCCGTCGACAGGTGAAGAAATAAAATATAGACCTTTCTTAGTCAAAGAGGAAAAGATTCTTCTCATGGCTCTCGAAGGTAATGATCAGGATGAAATTACAAATGCCATATTAAAGATACTAGGCAATTGTATTATAAGTGACATTGATATAAACACATTAGCAACATTCGATGTTGAGTATCTGTTCTTAAAGTTACGAGGAAAGTCTGTCGGGGAAGTGATAGAGTTGAAGGTTGGCCACTCTAACCCTGACAATGCGTGTACTCATAGAACCGAAATTGATATTAACATCGATGCGATTGAAGTTGTCGGAGAAATATCTGACGGCAAAATACAGATAGATGATAACATTGGCGTCAAAGTCAGATTCGCTGGTATGACTGATATAAAACAGATTGATACTGATTCAACATCAGACCTATTCAAATTAATATCTAATTGTATTGAGTTTGTTTATGATGACGAGAATGTTTATGGGGACTTTACTGTTAAGGAAATGGAGAAGTGGTTGGAGCAGTTGAGCTCTGAGCAGTTTTCTAAGATTACTACTTTCTTTAATGAGTCGCCAAAGCTGCAGCATAAGGTCGCTTGGAAATGCCCAGAATGCGGTAAAGAAGATGAGTTGATCCTGGAGGGTCTCGCAGCTTTTTTTACATAAGCATGGTACATGACTCATTGGCGAATATGTACCAGATGAACTTCGCTCTAATGCAACACCATAACTACAGCTTATCTGAGCTGGATGATATGATTCCATTTGAGCGAGATATATATGTCACTCTTCTACAGAACTATCTAGAAGAACAAGAAGAAATGGCTAAACAGCAAAAGTAAGGATATGAAATGACAGAAGAAACAAAAGAGCAAACATTCCATCCAGCCGACACAAACGGAGATGGTAATGTGAGTGATGCTGAAGAACAGTTGTATTTAGAATTTAAACGAAAAGAGCTCGAAGACGCTGATGCCATGCGTGACGCACAGCGTAACATGACTTGGTTTGCTCTTGGTGGTTTGTTGCTATACCCGTTTGCTGTTGTTATTGCATCATTAATTGGATTAGATCAAGCCCAAGAAACATTAGGTGATATGGCACCAACATACTTTGTATCTGTTGCTGGTATCGTTGCTGCTTTCTTTGGGTTTCAAAATAAAAAGAAATAGGAATAACTGATGGCCAATAAATTACCTGAAGTAATGCAAGCTAATGCTGAAGCTATTAATAGAGTAGATAAAAATCAAGCAGAGTTACAGAATGCTATGAGAGCATTTACTGCAAGCAACAAGATTTTTAGCAGAACCGCTGATTCTTTAAATAAGTTCGCAAAGGCACAGGTAAGCAAATTAAACCCATTCGCAAAACTAAAGGATGGGTTTGATAAATCATTTATTGGTCAGAACTTGGCTAGGAAAAAAGAAGAAGAGCAAATAGCAAAAGCTGCTGGTATTACACGTGATGAGCTCAAGCTAGTAAAAGCCCAAAAAGAATTAAAAGATTCGCAACAGGCTGCTGCTGATCAACTCAAAACCTCTCTTGAAGAATATGGGCTGAATACAAATACATTTTTCAATCAGCAAGGAGAGCTTCAAGCTAGAATGGCTGATCGTGATGAAAATGGAAGATTCCAATCAGCCAGATCAATTGTTGATGGCATTGTAGGTTCCATGGAAGGCGGGCAACTGCAAGAAATAGAAAACCGCAGAGAACAAGCCAGACGTGATGAAGAACAGACTGCCATATTAGGTTCATTAGCTGGTGGTATCAAAGATTTAGGTAAGAATCTGCTTGACGGTCTTAAGGCTTTGGGTAAAGGCGGTGGTATGGGTCTTGGCATTTTCGCTGGTCTGGTTGCTGCTCCATTCATAGCAATAGTTTCGTTCTTCGGTCAACTCAAAGCTGAGTTTAAAATATTAGACAGCCTCACAAAAGGGAAATTATTTGAACCATTCAAAAGGTTTGGTCGTTGGATAAAAGGTCTGGGCGGTCAGTTTAAAGCATTCGCTTTTGAAAAGTTCGGTAAAGTTTTGGATCCTATCAAAAATTCAATCGACAAAGGGAAGAACTTCTTTAAAGATATTGGCAGCAAGATAAAGGGGATATTTGGACAGGGCGGCAAATTCGCCAGTATAGGAAAGGCATTCTCGGAAGGATTCAAACCTATAGCTAAATTTGCAGCTGGAGCTGGTAAACTTCTTGGTAAACTATTCCTACCAGTGACAGTTATCATGGGTATCATTGATGCAGTCAAAGGGTTTATGGAAGGGTTTTCTGAAGAAGGAATTGTTGGAGGATTGGCTGGCGCATTCGAAGGAGTCATTACTGGGCTAGTTGCTGTTCCCCTCGATCTACTCAAAGATTTGGTTTCATGGATTGCTGGAAAGCTAGGATTTGAAGGTCTATCGGAGAAACTTGACAGCTTCTCGTTCGCTGAAATGTTTGCCAAATTCTTCGACTTTATCCAGAACATAAGACTAGCAATCGGCGACTGGATTAAAGATAAACTATTGAGCTTGAAGTCTCTACGCCCAGAATGGCTTGGGGGTATGAGCGATGAAGAGATTGCTCGAGAAAGAGCCAACTTAGATGCTGAGCGTGCGATACGTGATGACCTCATAAAAGAAAACAGGCTGAAGAAAACTGCTAAGAACAAAGGAATTTCAGTTGACGAATTGAAAATGAATATGCTTGCCGATGAGACAAATGAAAGGCAAGCAGCTGATTTCGCAAAGAGAAAAACCTCAGGTAGAAACAGAGGCGGGGCAGGAGGCGCTAGAGGGTCTGAGATCAACGCACAGTCTTCTCAGGCTGCTGCTACAGCTGGGAACGTAGTAGTTACAACTATCGCACCCACTAATGTTAATGCTCCAACTTCAACTAATGTTTCTAGCCAAACAAACGTAACACCAACCGCATCTAGAAGTAGAAATAGATCTAGACGTGGTAGACAATACGCTCCTGCATAAAAAAGGGCAGCCGAAGCTGCCCCAAACCTACCAAGAATAAATTAATCTTCTTCAGCTAGTTTCTCAAAGAACGATAGACTATCATCTTCCTCATCCTGCGCAGGAGCTGCAGCTACTGGAGCTGGTTTAGCTGCTGCCACTGGAGCTGGCTTTTCAAATGGAATCTCATCATTCGTAGCTTCCATAGCTGAAGCAGTTGTCGGAGCGGTGCTACCAATGCCCAGAACACGGTTCAACTTAGTCTCAAGTTCCGCATAAGATTTAAAGTTCTTACGCTCAAGGAATCCAGCTAGTGAATACAAACCCTCATAAGTTTTCTCGAGAGCATCGTCGTCACCGCCAAGTAATTCGCTAGACGAATCAAACTCAGACTTATCATAGTTACGATATCCATCAACCTGACGAATCTTCAATTTAAAGTCAGCACCTTCCCAGAAATCGAATGGGTTAATTGCTTGCTCATCTTCAAACGCTGGATTCATCGCTTCGTTCAACTTGTCAAAGATTTTCTTACCATACTGATACAAGAATACTTTACCTTCATTCGATGGATTAGATGGATCTTTAACCACCATAATGTTAGAAGTATACTTGAGTCGACGCTTTTGTTGACGGGCTTGATCTTTACCTGCGTCAGTACCATTATTCCAAAGGGTGGTATTGTACTCAGATACTGGATCTTTCTCGCCAATAGTTGTTAGGGAGTTCTCAATATACCAACCACCTTTGCCTTGGAATCCGTGATCAAATAAGCGAACCCATGGTAGATCTTCACCTTTCGGCTCAGGCAGGAATCGAATAACGGCATAGCCATTACCTGCTTTATCTACGTCTGGTTTCCAAAAACGATCGTCACCGCTTGGCTTGGCGCCAGCTGATAATTTGTTTCCTTCGGAGACTAGTTTACTGAGGGAGTTACTGCGGTTTTTCTTTAGTGATGCAAATGACATATTATTTACCTTTCTGTATGCAATGTATTTTAGTTTAAGTACTGCTAGTATTATATACTTCTTTTAAGGAGAAGTCAACCTTTTTAACAACTTTATTTATAACACCTGAGAACTATATCTTTCAGCTTCTTCTTCTCAGTTGGCGAGAACTGCTCAAGAAAGGGGGAGTATTTTTTCATCAACTTAATCGCATCATTCAATACGATGTCATCATATTTCGCCCATAACTTTGAGAACCCAACGATCTTATCGAGTAAGACCATAGTTTCTACAGCAATTCTACCTTGAGCAAAGTGACGATATATCAAAGGATGACTCCCGTCAATTGCCATAAACAAATTATTAAAATCTTCATCGATGTCATATAAGTACGATATATCTTCTGAGAACCTATACGTTAATGATTCGACACGTTTCTTCCATGCGGTCAGAACATCAGCTGATGAACTGCCCATCATATCACCAATCCATTTATTAGTCACGCTAGTATTGTTTACATAGTTAGCGACTAGGAACTTTAAGAAGTCTTCACGCTTAAATCGCTTAGACGCCTTCTCAAAGAAGTACCTATCCTTCCGTGTTAGGTATGCGTTTTCTTTTGCGTTAGTCTTGCCGTTATATTTAAAGAAGTCATATGAGTCACGTACAAAGTGTTGACTCACTGCGAGATATGCTTTATAGCATTCGAACCCTGACATCATATCGTCATCTTTCTCCATAATTAAATAGGAAGTCTTGCGCCCTTAGCAAGAAAGTTTAAATCTTGGGCTTCAACTTCTAGTTTACCTTTTATAACAGTATTAAGTAATTTGGCTGCAACTTCTATCTCCATCTCATTGGTTTCGCACCACCAACACACAGCGTCCATATAACTTATCCGTTTTTCAATAACAACTTTCTCGATAATCCCTGAGAACTTTGCTGTCGTCATGACTTCTACCATTCATTACTCCCATCTGTAAAATATATGATCAGCTATCTCGATCGTCTTAGTTTTAGTAACAGCCCAATCTGGCATCACGTAGTCCGCATGATAATGAGTAGCGCCTTCAGTGATATCAATTATTATACTACGGCTAGACATATAAGTCAATAATAGATTTTTAATTTTACCAAAGGTCTTCCAGTCATTAATCGTATCAGCCTTGCCATCACAATACCATGAGAACTGACACTTGTTTCTAATAGGAACCTGCTCACCTGTTCTCCACGATTCACGTGTTAAACTTTGAGTCACAACGCCCTCGATAGTATTTGGGAAGCGCCAATCCTCAACACGATTCAACGTAACCATAGCCACAGCCAACTGACCAGCAACGCCTTGATTCCTTGCCTCGAAATAAACATTCTTAGCAAGCCATGTCAACTCAACATCATCATGATCAACCGCCTCACCATAACTCAAGTTAATCGATGTATACGCAACAACAGCCAAACAAACAAATATCAAACCAATCAGCCACTTCATGATATAGAATCCTTGTATAATTTAATTGTATCAATCATTTTAAATATCCAATTATCACGCTTCTCAACAAATACTTGAGCCTCGTCTTCATTCTCAACGCCAATAACAATTACAATCTGGTCAATTGGGATACCAGTCATTTCTTCAAACATCACACAATACGCAGAAGCCTGTTGAAAGTAGTTGCCGATATACTGCTTCTTCTTCAGTTTACCTGCGGTCTTATAATCTATTACTGATAACTTCCCATCAAACTCAGCGATACAATCTACACGCCCAGCTATCCCAAGATAGTCAGAGTATAGCGCACACTCTTGCGCACGAACTTTACCTACACGCTTATCTAGAACTTTCTTAATAGAGTTGAACATCGCACGTTCGTGGGGAAGGAATAATGACTTGTCTAGATTATTATCAACATAGTCTTCACACATCTGGTGGACATTAGTGCCTCGACGTGCAGCTTGAGTAGAAATCCGATCAGCCTCAGCATCACCAACACGCCTTCTCCACTCAGCTATACCTTTCTTAGAAAGAATGCCAAGTACAGTCGTTACACTAGGATACCAACCCTTGGGGGTGCCATAGTATCTACCACCTTTCATGGTAGTAGTCTCTACTTCTTTAAACTCAATAGGATCATGTTCAAACATATTTGGTTTACACTTAGTCGGATTTAGGTACTATTATACCGTATATCCAACCAAATGTAAACCATTATTTCTTAATTAACTATAGATTCCCATGCCATAACATGTTTTGATATATTCCTTAACGAAGTCAGATCGCACAATGTCATCTGGCTTGAAGTCGATCGTATCAAACGATTTCATCTTACCTAAAACCTGTAGGAACTGGCCAATGCCAGACTCTTGATTATATCTTTTAGAAGTAAGGTCATCCTGCTTACCATCACCACTAAACATAATCCGAGAGTTCTCACCCACACGTGTGATCACTGTGTTCAACTCGCCCCAATCTAAATTTTGGAACTCATCAACTAGTACGATCGAATCGTCCCAAGTAGTACCACGTATGAAAGACGTTGACACAAACTGAACCCTACCTTTCTGTTTGAGTATGTCATATGCATCACCCCGATTGAACATTTCACTAAACAATGCTCGATAGGGTTCTTCATAAACTTTAGTCTTTTCGGTAATGTTTCCTGGGAGGAATCCCATATCCCGAGACGGGACTACGCTACGAACAATGATCAGTTGCTGTTTATTGTCAACCTTATTCATTATATCACGCATAGCTAGATAAGCTGATAGGAACGTCTTACCTGTTCCCGCACATCCATGCAGAACAGTATTCTTTCCACTATTATAAGAACGGAATACGTCAGCCTGCGTATTCGTCAGTGGTGTTATTTCATTTAGCAGCAAGCCAGACTGCTGGTTTCTCCGATTGGCTTTCTTTTCTTTTTTCTTTTGCCTTTTATCAATATAATAATCTATCTCACGAATATTGTTTTCAGATGCAAAAGTGGATGACATGGCGTCTCCTTAGTTGTTATTGTTATGTTGAGTTTGATGCCTCCGAGTCTATAACACGCTTCTGGTGTTTCTTTTGTACTTCGGCGACTTTGGCTTGCTTGACGGATCGACCGCCAACTTTATCAGCAAGTGCGGTTCCAGGGTGTTGGTCGGCAATCCTTTTAAGATTATCCTTCCATCCCTGATCTTGTTTTGATTCGAGATTGATTCCGGACACCAGTTGCGGTGCCGAGAGGATAACCCCAATGATATGTGGATTAGATTCCAAGAATTCTTCCCTACTACTTATGCTCATAAGTTTCGTGATGATCTCGCCAGTTTCTGTATCTTTAAAATCATATAACGGCATACTTTACCTTTTGTTTATTTATGCAGTTAAAGTTTTGAACCACGATGGTGTAGGACGTTTGCTCCACACCATACTAAATCTTTTCTGCTTTGTTTCATAGAATCGATGATAACTTTCAATAGCATCATCGAGCATACATTCTGGGTTACTACCCATAGCCAACTTGAATGGAGTCAACTCACCTGTAGGTATGTTATCAGGCACACGCCTCAGAACTTGTCGTAACTTAGTATCAGTTGCATGGACTTTACCATATCGGTATGTGTATTCATCACACAACGCTTCGAAATGCTCAACGTGCCATATATAATTAGCAGTTGATTCCATAGTCCATACAGTACAAGGATGCGCCATGTGTACAGCTTTGTACATACTACGCTCACGTGAATCGGGCAACTCCCAGTACTTACTCATAGTCTTGCCTGACACTGACTTGCGCCTACCGAAGTCACCATCTAACATGCGGTGAGCAGTAGATAGCATCTGGGCGCTCTCTACGATCATCTTAACTACATGTTTATCGCATTGCTCTCTCGCAGCAATCACAGGGTCTTCATTCAAAATAAAGATATTCACCATTCTCTCCTATGGTCTATTATCCCAAGGCTCTCTTCCTCGGGGAGGGTCTTTCTTCCCTTCTTTCTTTTTATCAATATGAGTTTCTGGTTTATGGAACTTATCCATATTTTTC